TAAAGTACTCAGTATAAGTCCCATTGTCGGCTGCTGTTAGCGTTGGTCGCTCAGGTGAAGAGTTCCACGTTCTTCCAAATTTTAACTCAACGCTACCGCTTGTAATATCTAAACTCTCTATTTCTAATTTGTAGCTTTTACCTATTTCAAAAATAGTTCCATCTTGTATGCAACTTGAATAAACCGTACCGCCTCCGCTTGTATCAATTTCGCTGCTGTCTAAACTTAATCCGCTCGCATTAAAAGTGATACCTCCAACGGCTGACAAAGTCCACCCCTCGCCGAGTGGTAGAACAGAAATACTATCAAAATCAACTAAGTCGCCAACTGCTGCACTTGCTAAATAAAATCTAAAAGTAGAACTCGTTGATACAATATAAAATTCATAATCTTGCCAATCAGCCGTAAGAGCATTATTAGCTACTACAGTACCAAGTTCCCCATTATTGCCTATTGAACTAAAGGCACTCCCTTGAGCAGTCACGCCGTCTGCTTTTGTTCCTCTTACTCGCATAGTTACTTTATAACTTGCATTAAGCGTATGACCAAAAGTTGCATATAGAGCTGAGCCTTGAGCTAAGTCATAGGTTAAGCGCATAAATTCAGAAGCATTCCAACTTGGAGTTGCCCTATCTGTTCCAGTACTCTCAGCTATCTTCCATTGAGATATATCTGAGTTAGTGAAATTTGGATATGTTACTTCTTCCGTTCCCGTAGCACTAAAGTCACCATTCGTTACAAGCTCCGTTCCTGTGGGTGAGTAGTCCGTAGTATTAAACGGGAAGTTACTTTGTACGTCTGAAGATTGAGACAGTATGTTATATATCGCTTTCCCTACCTTCATAGATTCTTTATATAGTGTCCAAAGTTGCTTTTTAGAAGTTGTACCTCGTACTTTCTACTTCTGTTATAAGTTGCTTTTTGTCCTCTATCAAAAACGCCTGTGTTGCGTGTTCTATGCTTACCCCCAAAGCGCTCGTCAAAGTCTCCCTTTTCTACGATATGAGCATACCAGCCGTCATCGTATTTTTTAGTTTTACCTCTCTTACCTATAGATTTAGTTCTAGGCCCCGCAAGTATTGTATTCCTGTTTTTATTCGGTTGCCAGGTTCCGCTGGATCTCCTCAGCTGGCCCTTCTTAACCTTTAGAGTATCTTTCTTAGTTCTTACTGTTATATCCTTATCTAGATCCTTGATATTAGCCTTTAAATAATTGGCATATACCGCCCCGACCTTATGGCCTATCTCCTGAAGCTTTTCCGAATCTTTCACACTCCATTGAGCTAATTTATCTATGCGCCTGTTGAGCTCGCTTACTCCTGTAATTACTACGCTCATCAGTTCACAAGTAATTCAGTTATCACTCTGAGCTGCTCACTGCGCCCTACCTCCTGGACTCCTAGTATCTCATATATCTTTGAGTCGTAGCTTATCCTGTACGAAGGTGAAAGCAGCTCAACCTGGGAGCTGTTGCGTATCGTAAAGATAACCGATTGAAAGCTCACTACTTGCTCTCCACTATTGCGCTCACTAGCTGAAGGCTTGCGCTCTATAGCAGCCCACACTGTAGCATAGGTACCCCAAGATACCGTGCGCTCTCCGTAGTCGTTTACGGTTGAGGTAGGTTCCTGTAGTGTTACCCTTCTATCTAGTGCCCCTATATTCATTTTAAGTTAATGAGTCTATAAGGATTTATAATTGCTTTTACTCCTAGAGGAATCTCTATAGCTGAAGTAGAAGCTACCACAACAGCCCGTCTATTCTCGTAGTAGTGAGCTGCGAGCATCTTAATGGCGTGAGTTAATGGGGCGTTGATTTGATTCGTTACCGTTCCCGCTATCTCTACTCCTCCAAATCTGTCCTCCTCTACTGAGGGAGTGTCTAAGAAGTTTACTCTTAAGATACCTAGCTGAGTACCTACGTAATATTTGTCTGAAGATAGAGTAGTTAGAGCCTCCTCGTTTGGCTTATAATATTTTACGCTTGATACTGTACTAGCTGAGTACGGAGCTTCGATATTATAAAAAGTTTTTATTGACATAGTCCAGGTAGTAGCCACAAAGTGGCGGCCTGTATAGTCCTGTATTGATTGAGTTGCAGCGTCAATAATCGCTGTTATAGTTGTGTCCTCGTCTGAATGATCCACACGCAAAAATTCTTTCATATCTGCTAGAGATACAATATCTGTTCCTGTCGGTTGTGCTGCGTATGTAAAATTCATTAGAGAAGTATTAAGAAAAAAAGAGGGCGAGCGAGTGGCCCGCCCCCAATTTCATATTAGTATATCTTAGATTACGTTAGTAATAGAAGCGAAAGCTCCAGACTGACGTACATCTACGTCATAGAACTTATTTAAGTGTAGAGCTATCTGAGCTGTGCCAGCGTTCGAGTAAGGATCTACTAAGAGGTCTAAACCGCCGAAGAAAGCAAGAACTAAACCTTTAGCCCAGTCTCCAAATATGATATCCCCAGCATTCTCTGTACCATCTACTAGATTAGGAGTAGCTACAGCTGGGAAGCCGTCAAAACTTTGTCCTTTCCAGAAGGCGTCAATAGAAGATACAGTAGCTAAGTCTCTAGATACTTTCCACCCTGTAGGGCTCATAGCCCACTTACAGTCACTGAAGTTACCTCCAGCGGCTAGTACATCTTTCTCTAGCTCGAAGAGGTCTGCTGCTGTTAAAGCTGCTCCAGCTCCAGCTGTTTGCGTTGCTGCTGCTGCTTTAGCGAAAGCTGCCTTATCAATAGTCTCATTGATTCCAGCTGTTAGCTCACGAGCGATAAGCTGGTCAACTTGTGAGCCTCCTTGAAGGATAAGCTGCTTAGAGAACTTTGTCCTGTTCGCGCAACGAGTTGGGCTAAGTGTAAGCTCATCAAGTTCTAATCCTGATTCAGCATCAGCACTAACTTCAGTCGCGTCAGTTCCTACAGCTTTTTCACTTACTCTAGGAAATTGTAGATTGCCCGTTGCTCCATGTATTGTTGTAGCTCCTAGCTTCTCAATCATAGTTGGAGCTCTTAAAGCCTCTATTACTCCAGGTACATTAGTAGGTACATATCCTGAGCCGTCACCGCTTCCCGCTTGGAAGTCATCAGCTTCACCTCCGCGAAATAATGCCGCTTCAGGTATTCCAATCTGTCCTGTCATTTGTAAGCCTCTAGCTTGCATTTCACGCTGTGCCTCCTGAGCCCATTCTGCTTCTGCTCCCTCTAAGCCTTTACCTAGAGATACAGTATTGATAGCGCGAGATAGAGAGAAAGATCTGTTGATTTTGTCCATCTCTTTAGTCTCACTTACTGAAGTGCCTGAGAAATTAGCTTGGCGTGCTATCATTTCCTCATGGGCTGCACGGCGCTTAATCTTATTATCTAAGCGAGTTACCTCTTGCTCTAGATAGTCAGCTCTCTGCTCTTCTTCGTTTGTGAGCTCTCGCCCCTCTTTTTCTGTATTCTCGATAAGAGATACATGTTCTTCATAGTTTTTGCTACGAAGGGCTTTCATTTCATTCAAATTCATTTTTTTTAATTTTAGTTTTTTAACTGTTTCACATTTATTATTATCGCTGCTTTTTACTTCAGCTGTTCTAACTTCTTCTGCGGGCTGCTCCTCATCTCTAGCTACCACAGTCGCCTCACGAAACGCAGGATAGCAGACTGGCGAAACGTCCAAAAGGACAGCCACTTCATCAACCGACCTCTTCGAGCGCGATTCGTTCCAGGTCTGATTTTTAATCGTAAACGCAAACGAACTTTGAGAGATATCACCCCTTTGAATAGATTCGTATAGATCTGTCGCATATTGCTGGTTTCCTAGTTTTACTCTGTACTTTAATCCTACATCGTCACTTGTCAGCTCTAAAGAGCCTGATTTTGTCCTCCCAATTATTAATGAAGGATCGTGATTAATGAGCGCTCTACAGTCTAAATTCTCGTTATTTAAAACGTTGTCGAAAGCTCCTCTAGATATCGTTTCTTTGAAAGATCCTATATCAGCTTCAACGCCATATACAGCAGCGTAACCTTCTATTATGCGCTCGCCGTTCTCTTCTCTAGTTTCTAGAGTGCTATCATGCTTTGAGTAGTGAGCCGCCGTTAGTAGCTCGTTTCTTGATTCGTCATCCATTACTTTCCGATTTTGATATTGTTTCGCTGTAAGCTCCTAGCTTATCTAAAGCGATTTGATTAACTTGTACTGTGTGTACATCTCCCCCCTCTACAGGGTTGAGCTCCTCCTCTGCTCTAACCTCATTTATTGAGAGCACCCCACTATTTAGCATCTGAGTAAAGTAGTTAGCTCTAGCTGTAGTATCTCCTCTCTGAAGATCTACAAGCCTGAATTTTGTATATATCTCTGGGCGCTGGAAGGCTGGGATTAACTTCCTATCCACCTCTTGCTCTATCCTCTGAGTCCAGGGTACAATGGTATGGCGTGCAAACATTAGGTTTTGCTGCTCTACATTGTTGTATGTTGTTTGACTAGGGAGCTGTACAAGAGATGGAGGAACGCTAAAGATTCTGCATATCTCCTCCGCTTGGAATTTGCGAGTTTCTATAAATTGCGCTTCGTCT